ACTGCTGTATAAAGGCAAAACTACGCTCACTGGCGGTCGCCCCGTGAATGTAAATAGGTTTCATACACTATTTATATGCTAAAATGTCAAGTTCTTTTTCTGCTTCTTTAGAAAGTTTTTCTTTTGGTGGTTCTATCTTACGTAGCCAACTGTCAGCAATATAAGCACGAGGACTTGGCCCAAACTGTATGCTTAAATCTTCTGCTTCAATCCACCAATGATGATCAGTGACCATTGCCATACAAGGCATTCCTCTAAATTGAAATTTTTCACGCTCACTAAATTTACCAATATATTCTGCCACATTAACAATACGTCCTATGTTCTCAGGACGGAGTGAAAATATAATTACTGCTTTGTCACCTTCTTTTACATTCATTTAATTTATTTTTCTTTTTTAAGATCTTTAATGATCGTTCGTCTTCTTCTTTATATTTTCGAGATTGCCAACCTTTACTGGCTTGAGGACGTCTTACTGTTTTCATTTTTCTTTGCTTCGTATGCCATCATTAATGTAGACAAGTGATCTGATTTATGTAACCACCCATCTTCTCCAACAATATAAACTTCACCTGGTTTATATAACCAATGATCTTTTAGAGAGCCATCTTCGTTTTTGCCCATTACTTCTCCGTCCCAGTCACCTTTGACACGGAATCTATTAGGTGCGCTTTCTACTGTGTAATCTATCCAAAACATTAAACTTTTTCCACTAATATTGCTTTAGGATATTTAAGTAAAAAATGTGTTGCTTGTTTAGTATCTGGTATATCTACATATATGTCGCAACGGCAATATATGTCTCCTGGTAAAGTTTGACTATTTGAACGTAGCCAATGCCATTCCCAATTATTTTGTTCTACAATTTTAAAAATATCTGTACCAAGTTCACGCATAATCCAAAGTTTTTCCATATCTGTTTTAGCATGAGTCCATTTGTACTCGCAAGATTTTAAAAAATACATCATTCTACCAATGCCTTATTACTCCTGCTATAATAAAGAGATTTGTGATAATGTAGATAAAAAGAATGGCAGTCCTAATCAGAGCAATAATATCTGCTTCATTCTTAGAACTGCCAGCCTTTTCTCCAAGGGACTTTGCCCAAAGACGCCACATTACATTGCGTTCTTTTTATCCTGGATTTCTTTACGGCGCTCTTTTGTGAGCTTACCTAAATCTCCAAGTGCTTTACGAGCTCTAGCTGCCGCCGCCTTGACACCTTTTTCTTCAAAGGTTGCATGTTCTGCTAGATAGTTGTTGTACGCTTGTACAATTTCTTCGTGATTACTCATTGCCTTTTCTCCTTAATTTAAGCTATTGCTATGCCTGATGTTTGGGAAACATATTGTTTTCCAATTTCTTCTTCTGTTTTTGCAATACAACTAACTGCATTAGATTGTAATACAAATTTGCCACTTGGACTTACGCTAAACATAAAAGGTGCTAAACCTAATCCTTGCTGTTGAGCAATAAGTACCATTGGTTTCTTTACTGTGTAAGACTTGTCTGTTTCTTCTTCAAGTCTTGCTACAATTTCTTCGCCGGAGGTTAGTTTAAATGAAACTGTGTCTCCAATCTTGTACGGTGATTCAATTAACATATTAATGTCCTACTGTGTGTCCTGTGCCGTTATAATTTGTTTCGTCAATGTATTGGGTAAACTGTTCATAGCCGCCTACCTTGTTTCCGTTAACAACAATCTGTGGCACTGTACGAGCACCTGGGAATGTTTCTAATAGTTCTTCTTTTGTGTAATCTGTGCCTAGTGATTTGTATTCATAAGCAAACCCACGCTGTTCGCATAGAGATTTTGCCCTGTCACAAAATGGACACATTGGTTTTCCGTAAATTAAAATCATTGACATAAGTCCTCGTATTTTGTTGTGTGTGCTCTGTGTAATACGCCATTTGGCAAATCAATATGTTTGCCAAATAACTTTTTAATAAACATAATCATAAGCTGAATCCTTTAAGTGAATCTTTATTAACATCTTGTTTAATGCCACCTATGATATAGCTTTCGACTTCTGTTTCTTGTGGTGCAACTTGCAAGCCCGAGCTAGATAGCCAATGCTGTGTCCATGGTAGCGGGTTAGTGTTTACTGGTGCATCAAAGATAGCATTCATGCCTAGTGCTTTAAGTCTGCGGTTAGCAATGTATTCTACATATTGATGTAGCAGTGTTTCGTTTAGACCAATAATTGATCCGTCTTTGAACAAATAATCTGCCCAATCTTTTTCTTCTGCAACACATTCACGCCATAGTTCGTAAACTTCTTCTTCGCATTCTTTAGCAACTTTAGCCATCTCTGGATCGTCTTTGCCTTGTGCCCAAAGTTTAAGAATGTGTGTACTAAGTGCCAAATGCTGTGCTTCGTCCCTAGCGATAAGTGAAATAATCTTAGCACTACCTTCCATTAGCTTTAGTTCTCCAAAAGCAAATGTGCAAGCAAATGATACATAGAAACGCAAACCTTCTAAGATATTTACTGTTTGCATTGCCAAGTATAGTTTCTTTTTGACTTCGTGCATATTGCCTTCGCCTCGATGCATAAAAGCATCTGCTGCTTCGTTAAATGCATCATAGTGTTTAGTAACACTTTGCGCACGAGCAATAATCTTTTCATCATCAAGAATAGTGTCAAAAACTTCTGCAGGATCTGCATAAACGTTTTTCATGATGTGTGTATAAGAACGACTATGTATTGTTTCAAAAAAGTCCCAAGTAACAATACAACCTTCTAGCTCAGGTAGACTTACATGAGGCAAGAAAGCTAAACAAGGACCACGTCCTTGCACACTGTCTAATAATGTTTGGTACTTTAAATTACTAGTAAAGATGTGCTTTTGCTCTGGACGAAAGTTTTGAAAGTCTGCACGATCTTTTTGCAAACTTACTTCTTCCGGTCGCCAAAAGTATCCAAGCATAGTTTGATTGAGTTTGTCAAACACGGGAAATTTAAACGTGTCATAACGCTGTGTGTTCTGATCTGCTCCAAAAAACATGTTCTGTTTAGTAAAGTCTACTTTATCTTTGTTGAATACTGTTTTAGCCATTCTAATCTTCCTTAATACGTTTCTTATAATACACTAACTCTTTAGAGTTGTCAACCTCTAAATTGCACATGCTTCGCACATTTCGTCATCTTGAGTACTATTAGGTACTCCAGCGTCTGATAGTTGTGCTTGAGGTTTTTCTTCTTCTAATTCACTTGGATCTGTTTTATAATCATAAGTGTTTTGATAGTAAGATGTCTTCCATCCGTACTTATAAGTGTTTAACAAATCTTGTAACATAACACTCATAGGAACTTCGTTGTTCTCAAAGTGTGTTGGATTGTATGACCAGTTACCGCTAATAGCCTGATCAAAGAACTTTTGCATTACAGCTACAGTATTGATATAACCTTCGTTACTTGGCATATCCCAAAGCAATGTGTAATAGTTCTTTAGAGTTTGATACTGTGGAACAATCTGCTTAAGAGGCCCTTTTTTGCTTTTCTTAACGGACAAGTATCCACTAGGAGGCTCAATTCCGTTTGTTGCGTTCGACACAACGGAACTGCTCTCCGATGGCATTTGTGCTGACAGAGTTGAGTGCCTGAGGCCGTGTTCCTTAATGTCATTGCGGAGACTATCCCAATCATAGTTTAACTCGGTGTTTACAATAGTGTCAACATCTTTCTTATATGTATCAATAGGAAGGATGCCATCGCTGTATTTAGTGCGACTAAAGTATTCACATGCGCCGCGTTCTTTAGCAAGTGTGTTACTTGCTTTTAGTAGATAGTATTGGAATGCTTCTGTCAAATTGTGTACTAAAGTCCATGCTTGAGGATCATCGTACTTAACTTTTTGTCTTGCTAAAAAGTGTGCTAATCCAATATAGCCTACACCTAATGAACGTCTTGCTTTAGTTGACTTTTCAGCTGCTTTAATTGGATAGCGTTGGTAATCAATAATTTCTTCTAAAGCACGAACTGCTAAATCGCATAATTCTTCTAGGTCATCAAGTTCTTTAATAACACCTACGTTAATTGCTGAAAGGATACATAATGCAATTTCACCTTCTTCGTCGTCAATGTGATTAAGTGGCTTTGTAGGTAATGTAATTTCTTGACACAAGTTACTCATGTATACAGTGTCTTTGAATGAACTATGTGTATTGCAATGATCAACATTCATAATGTAAATACGCCCTGTTTCAGCACGTTCTTTGATCAGTGCTGAGAACAAATCCATTGCATCAATTTTCTTTTTCTTAATGCTTGTAGCACGTTCATACTTTTCATATAGCTCTTGGAACACTGCTGGATCGCCAAAATATGCTTCGTACAGACCAGGAACATCATGTGGCGAGAAAAGAGTAATTTCTCCACCACTCAACAACCTTTCATACATTGTTTTGTTAAGTTGAATTGAATAGTCTAGCTTACGTACACGATTATCTTCTGTACCTTTGTTATTCTTTAGTACTAGGATGTCTTCAATTTCTTGATGCCAAAACGGGAAGTGTGTTGTAGCCGAACCGCCACGTACACCATTTTGTGTGCAACATCTTACAGTTGCTTCAAACTTCTTTAGAAACGGAACAATACCTGTGTGTGCTACTTCTCCGCCTCTAATCTTTGAGTTTACTCCGCGAATTCGTCCTGCGTTGATGCCAATTCCTGCTCTTTGCGCTGTGTAGCGGCCAATTGACATATCAGATGCGAAGATACTATCAAGGGTGTCGTCGCTATCAACAAGGACGCACGAAGCAAACTGTCTAACAGGTGTACGGACACCGGCCATGACTGGCGTTGGGATATTGATTTTAAAAAGGGAGGTCGAGTCATAGTATCTCCTTACATAATGCATACGATCTTCTTTTGGATAGTTTGCAAATAATGTTGCAGCAATCATCATATACATAAACTGTGGTGTTTCAAATATTTCACCGCTAGATCTGTCTTGACAAAGATATTTGTCTACAACTTGACGTAGACCTGCGTAGGTAAAATTCTCATCACGTTTGTGATGGATATATGAATCAAGGCGTTCAATTTCTTCTTCTGTATATTTTTCTAAAACTTCAGGATCATAAACACCGCGCTCAATATTTTTTTCAATCATGTTGCGTAGACTAACAGGCTCGTATGCTCCAAAAACTTGTTTATTAACTCCATACGAAAGCAACCTTGCGGCTGCAAACTGATAGTTTGGAGCGTCTAATGAAATAAGATCGTTTGCACTTCTAACTAGAACTTCTTGGATTTCTTCGGTACTCATGCCATCGTAAAATTGTAAATTAGCATTCATTTCAATTTGGCTACTACTTACACCTGCTAACCCTTCACATGCAAATTCTACAACTTTGTGAATTTTATTAATGTTAATTGGTTCCTTTGAACCATTTCGCTTTACGATGTAAATACCGTTTGACATACTTTTTTTCTCCATAATTCTTTTTAATAGTTTGATATTTAGTGCAGCTCAGGCATGGTATATACCGTTTGCGACTGCACTTCTAGTGGCAAATCTTCTTTCATCACTACCTTGCCTTCGTCATAATTTAATACATAATCGTCGACAAAAAGTAGATACAAATAACTTAAACTGCTTATTGTACAGATATGTATCTCAAATTTAGACCCCTTAAAGCGATCTGTTAACTGTAATGAATAACACATGCCTAGCACGGTACAGAAGTCGTCATACTGATTCTCATAAATTAACTCCCAAGGATTTGGCCACATCTCTTGTGACCATGGATCAGTGTGTATGCTTGCACGAGGTGCTTGCCTATAGAAGTCTATTACTTCTTGAAAAGCATCGTTGGAAGACTCTAAAGACTGCCGAAGACAACTCCAGGTTTCTAATCTTTGTTCATAGTTCTTATGGAACATTTATAACACAGTTTGTTTTGTTTTAACTCTAAATTTAAATTTGCTTCTTGCCTCTGTAGGCATTCCACTAGCATTAGACTTAATTATAATTGTGTTTAAATCTTGACTATTGCCTACATTATCTAGTATAGCATCAAAAGAAATTGTGTCAAGATATAAATCGTCACCTAAGTAATCATAATCATCCGAAACTATTACTGCTGGTGTTCCAATTGCTCCGTCTTGTAAAGCATTTACAACAACTTGCAAGGTGCCAGAGCGCATACCATTGTAACCTTGTTCCGACAATGATGTGTAATCAATAACAAAACTTTGGTTTGCTATTTTTGGAAGTCTAAATAGTGTGTTGTTGTCACCGTCAAGAATAGTTACTTTGTGTTCGTATCCCCATTCATAATTAACCGGACCTTCTACTTCTGGTATATAAGGTACATCTTCAATTACAGGTGATACTAGTTCAAAAGTTACAGCACCACTTGCTAGATGTGGAATTGTAACTGTAAATTCTGTAGGACTAATTACTTGGTCAACTCGTGCTGTGACTGTAATGTCATTATCAAGTTCTGGAGTAAAAATATTATCTTCAGTTGTAAATCCAAATTCACCAACTCCTGTTTTCTTAATTATAAGTTGTCCAGGTTTGATATCGTCAGTACTTGGTACAATTACTGAAAGGCCTCCAGCAACCAATGTTGCAGAACTTTGTCTAATAAATCCTTGACTGTAAGATAAAATTTTAGTTCTTGAAAAGAAATCGTTTATACTTTTATTGCTTAGTGTATTAACTGAAATAACAGCAGTTTCGGGTTGATCATCTGCACCGCCGTTGTTGCCACATGTATAAAATTTATTTTCTTTACTAATGTTATTGAAGCCTTGATCAATCTTAATTGCTTGATAAACAGTATCTTTAAAAATACATGATTCAAATGTATTATTTCTAGGACCATATGCAGTTCCGTTTGCAGGAAGACTATCAATAATCATGTCTTTACCAAACATAACACCATAACCTAAACTAGAAAACTTACAATTACTAAAATGGTTATCGTCAATGTCCCAGTTTGATACTATACCGTAGCCAAAATTTTCAAAAGAACAGTTGTTAAATTTGTTATTTGCTGTTTCAACACCACCATTCTTACTATCTAAACTTAATGCGATATCATATGTAGTTGTTGTATCTGTTGGCACTAACGATCCTATAGTCCAATTGCCAACTACTTTAATGTCATTAAAATTGCTGTCTCTGCAACTACTTAATACCAAACCTTTTGAACCACCTGAAACAGAAAGTGTCATTCCTTCTAGTTTAATCTTTCTTGGTTGAGTGGCATATTCTCCATCAAATATATAACCTCCTGGAATACTTTCATCGCTAACTGTTTGCATTACAGCTCTATTTGTATTAAGTTGACGTATAAATGTTTTGTCAGAACCTGCTCCAATAATTGTAGCATAAGGAGGTACTTTAATAGTATCGTTAATTGTATATGTTCCAGGTTCAATAACTAGTTTTACTCTTTTAGAAACACTTAGCTCACTACCTGAATTTAAAAATAATTGGTCTATTGC